TTTTTCAAATATCATCAACTTCCTCTCCTTCAGTTGTTGTTGGAGTTATTGTTTCATCAAGTGTTGCTACTCCACTATTTACTAAAAGAACATCACCACCTTCAACATCTCCTAAACTTAAATCAGTTAATAAAGATATTATTTTTCTATATTCATTTATAGTCAATCTATCTTTCAAAGGTTCAAGTTTTGTTATGACCTCTCCAATGTCTTCTTTAAGTTCATCTGCTCCACTTAAATCATAATCAATGAACTCGCCATTTTTTAAATACTCTGAAAATAAATAATTTAACCAACTTTTTAATTTATTGAAAAATGGAATAACTGCTTCACGATAGAGTTCTTTTTTAGCTTGCTTTCTGTTCTGATATGTACTTTCTCCACCTCCAACAAGCTCGGTAGGAACCCCACTTGCTAATGCTGCTCTTTCATGTGCTTTTTGCTCAGCAGTAGACCAATCACTGTCAATCGGTGCTCTTGAAGTATCTTGGTACTTTAATCCAGAACCAAGCACAATAGGTTTTCCTGCATTATCAGACCCTCCATAATGTGCTGCATATCTTGCTTTTATTTCTTCTCTATCTTCTTTGTCTACAACTCCCTCAGTTTGTAAAATTCCTCCTGGTTTTCCAAGGTTCTTAGCAAGACTCCAATTCCATTTCCAAGCCTGTTCACTATATGCTCCATACATAGCCATAGAATTATGCTTTGTATATCCACTTCCTATCCCACTTGAATTTATTCCATCTATTATATTCAAGTAGTTTGGACTTCTTATCCACATATAGTTTTTTAACTCATCTCCTACAATTGATCTATATGGATTATTTATTCTTATTTCCCTTATTCTTCTACCTTCAAAATAGACAGTAAAATTTGAAGGGGAATGAACATATAGATCAGGTCTTAAAGAAGGGATTCCTTTTATAACTTCTAAAAGAACTCCATTATCGCTACCTTCTAGCCACACAAGCAAATAGTCAAGAAAATCTTGAAAAGAAGTATTAGGATTTATCATATTGAACAAATCATTTAACACATGTTCTTTAACTAAATCTTTTCCTTTTCCATCTTTTGTCTTCTTGTAAACTGCCATAGTTATATTTTGACAAGCCTGAATTTTTTTGGACATTGGAAGCATAAAAGCTGCTTTATATTCTATATTTGCTGTATAATCAGATGGATTAAAATTTACATTATCATCTGTCATAACTGAACAGTCCTTAAAGAACCATTTCTTTATCCATTCTCTAACACTCATAAACATACTTTCCTTTTTTCATATCATTTGAAAAAGCATACCTTGTTGCATCTATACTGTGATTATTCTTATCTTCCAAACGAGGTAAAGCATTCCCATCTCTATCAGTTGCATAATCTATCATTTCAAACTCACGAGAAATATTTGGTGTTCTTTTAGGATCAATTACTATTGCTTCCAAATCTGCAAGCCATTTTTCTCCATACTCAACACTTCCAGCTCCTTTTTTAGCTCCTGAAGCACTGATGTCATATTCTCTAAGTTCATCTATACTTTTAGGTTCAGCACTATCACACATAACTAATTCATCATAATTCTTTGATATGATAAAAGTTGCTAGTTCTCTATTTTTTATTCCTACTCCAAAAAATTCATCAATAGCATAGATTATTCTCTTTTTCTTATCATATCCCCAACGAACAAATGCCATTGGATCAACTCCATACCCCCAGTCAACTCCATTTCTAAATCTATCAAGTCCTTTTATTTCTTCATTGCTAATAGTTCTAATTTCCAAATTATCAAAAGGAACTATTCCATTTCCAATAGGTTCTCCTAAGTATGTATGCTTGTATTTCATAGGGTTATTTAACTTTACTGCTTCAGCTCTTTTTACAAAATCATCTGAAATAAATGGATTGTCTAGATAAGTTGAGTGATGTACAAATATTTCATCATCTTCTTTAAAAGTATATTCGTATTTCTTATTTACCCAATTATGCTTCATTTTTGGTGGGTTATATGAGAAAAAACCTTTATACCTTAAATTATCTTTTAACTTTCCTCTATATATTGAATCAAGTACCATTTCTACTTCATCTTCATTTTTAAATTCAGCTAATTCCTCAAACCAATATTCTGTAATTGGAAAACTTGAATCAACTATTGATTTACTTTTTTGTGGATCATCAACTCCCATAAATATAAATTTATTTCCTCTCTCTGTGTATCTGATTTCTAAAGGACTTAACTTATATTCAAAATAGTCTTCAACTCTTAATTGCTTAATTGCCCATTTTATTTGCTCATAAACAGACTTCTTTAAAGTTTCACCAACTTTTCTAATACAAACTATATTTATAGGATTTCTAATTAAATCAAGTGTCAACATTAAAGCTATATTACTTGATTTAGCGGATCCTCTTCCACCTTTACAAACTATTTTTGTATATTTGTTACTTTTCCAAGCTTTATAAACTTCATGAAATTTTGGTGTTAATACTTCTGATACTTGTTTAATTTCCCTTTTTTTCTTAGAGATTATCAACTATCAACACCCCTCTTTCTTCTTCAATTTCCTTCTTAGCTTGTTCTTTTTTCTTTTCATTTCTTGCTGTTACTTTTTCTACAACACTTGCAACTTTAACCAAAGCATCAGCAGTTTTTGGATCTTTGAATTCTTGAGGATTTTTAGAGATTTCTATTAGTATTTTTTTATGTGTTTCATCCAATAAATCAACCACATCATCTAAAGTCATTCCTGCTAATTTCCTAGCCTCTTCAAATTCTTCCTTGTTATCTTTAATCCAACGATAGATAGTGCCTAATGATTTTTTTAGAGCACTAGCTATTTCTTTTGCTGTTTTCCCTTGGGAATATAGTTTTTTAGCTTTTATCAACTCAAAATCCATAAAGCACCTCCATTTTTGTTTCTATATTGTTATAACTTTTTTCTTTTATAAGTGTTGTAATATTTACAATGTTTTTAAAAATTGCAATAAATAAAAAAAGCACATCATTTTTTGATGTGCCTTTTAATAGTTTTTAATCTTTCTTTAAATATTCAATTAATGCTTTTTCTATTACATTTGTCAATTTTTCATTGGGGAATTTAGTTTCTATTTCTTTAAAAAGCTGGGGATCAATTCTAAATGTTTTATTGATTTTCTTTTTATCTTCATCTAGCTTTTTTCTTCCTGCTCCCTGTCTTACACCACCTGATGCCATTTTTAACCTCTCTTTCTAAAAATTTTAGTAAGTTTCTTAATACATCTTATAATCACAATAAGACATAGTAAAATACTAAATATTTTTATATAGTTACTATCGTTATAATTTTTTCTTGTAAAATTTAAAATTACTATAACTAGTATTAAAATTGTATTAGTCATTGTATATTTGAGTAAAATCTGTTATAATTTAATCAAGAAACTGGATTACTCCAGTTCCTTGATATTTGAGTTAGTTGAAATAATCTACTAATAGAATTATCAGCGTTAGGACTGCTATGATTAACTCTATTATTGCCGTGATTAGTTCAATTAACTCTTTTTTATTCCCTCCTTTCTTTTGTTTTTTTATTTTCTTACTCATCTTCTCACCTCCTTATATATTTATTATATCATAACCTTTTGATTTTTGCAAGTGTTTTTTCAAAAAAATATAAACTTTTTTACAATTTTTTTAGAATTTTTACTACTATCAAAACTATGAATTTATCTATATTTAATTAAATTTTGACTAGTGGTATTTTTTAATAAAAATCTACTAAAGTTACCATTATTTTGAACATAAAAAAAAGAGTATTTGAACTCTTTTAGAATAGACTATATTGTAAATCTTTTTTTATTTGGAGAGAACTTTTATATGAGCTTTCTTTTTCTAATAACTCTAAACTTTCCAAATCAATCTGCCATGTATATCTTTTTAAGTTTTTTATACATCTATACCCTAACATCCCAGTTCTACAATAATTATATATTGTACCAATAGAAACATTAAGTCTATTAGATGCTTGAGCTACACTTATATACTTTTTAGCCATATTTTATCCCCTCCTCTCAATTAATATAACATAAGAGCTTATTTTTGTCTATAAAAAAAGAGAGGATTTACCTCTCTTAGTTAAGTCTTTTCTTTATTTGTTCCAATAATATATAAATGCCCTTATCTTTTTTATTTAGTTTTCTTAACTCATCAAAAAATCTCTCTTTATCCTCAAAGCTTCTATTATAATAAAAATTTAAAAGTCCTGTTTTATAGTCTTTTTTATCTATATATTTTTCTATAATTTCTTTCATCTCATTACTATAATAATCTTCAAGTACAATATTATCTTTTCTTTCTGCCAGTTTATGAAGTATCCATTTTTTAGATTCTTCATCTCCAAAATTCTTTTTATAATTTTCAAAATGTTCTCTTCCTGCTTCATCATTATCAAATATAACAACATATTTACTAGTTATTCCTATTGATAAACTAATCAATGTCCCTAAATTACTAACTCCACTTCCTGGAATTACTTTTATGCTTTTATCTAATAACTCTGCTTCTTGTAAGAGGTTTAAAAAAATTTTATCTGTCATTCCTTCAGTTATAATTATTTTTTCATTATAATGTACAAGTGGGAAATTATCTATTTTTAGAGCATTTATTATTGGTGTAATTTCTCCTAAGTTTTTATTATCATCTATTTTAGTAATTTTTTCAATAGTTACAATTTCATTATTTCTTTTAGCTACATTTATTTCTGCTATCTTAACAACTTTAGGATTTACCATATTTTCTAAATGAGTTGTATAAAATATTATATTATTTTTCGATAAGTCTCTTAAAACCTTTACTAATTCAGATTGAAAAGTTGTATGTAAATATACACCAGGCTCATCTAACAATATTATACTTTCATAATCTTCATCGTCTGTATGTTTCCAGTTATATTTCATTTTTATAAAAAAATTAAAGAACCATTGAAAGCCTTTAGAACGCATATTAACAGGAAATGCAACTTTTCTACTTCTTCCATTTTCTCTTTTTTCTCTCAGATCTACTACTAAAAATTGAAATATATTATTTTCAAATCTTAAATCAATATCCAAAGTTCTAAATTCATTTCTTATTGTTTGGCTGATATGCATCTTATCCCATAATTGAGATAAACTTTCGTTTAGATTATCTTTAATATCAGCAAGAACAGTTTGTCTATCAGGTAAATCATACTTTGAAAATTTATCAATATTTTCATTATTCTTTTTAAAAATTTCTTCTATATATGGATACCATTGACTACCTTTTTTTATTTCCTCAGGAACAATATCCTTAAAATCATCAATATATATGATATTAGGTAAATCATAAACAATAGATTTTATAACAATTTCTCTAAATTCTGAAAGCCCACAATATATATTAATTTCTTCATTATAATAACCATTTGTATTTATTTTTTCATCTATAGTCTCAAAATTAATGTTTTCTAAAGTATAGTAGGGATTACCTATGTTAAAAGTTCTTTTTATTTTTAATGTATTGTATGAATTAGAAAATATTTTTTTAAGTTTAGTTAAAATTAATTCTTTAATAGGTTTTAAATATTCCTTTTCTCTGAAACCATTTTCTTTACTATAACGGCTCATTATGAAAAATTCTTCTTTTTTTTCTTCCATAAAATATCTTAAAGTGTTTTCTATAATAATATTATTATCAATATTTTCTATCTCAGCTTCAATTTCTGGGAGACTTTTATTATCAAACTTATTCTTAATATAACTAATATTCACAAATTCACCATTATATTGATCATCATTAGTATAATCAAAAGAAAACATTGCTTGTAAGATTGAACTTTTACCTGTTTCATTTAATCCTATTATTGGAGTTAATTTAGGTTTATCAACTTCTATTGTTAAGTCTTTGATAGCTTTATAATTTTTTATTCTAAAACTTTTATATTTCATTTTTCCTCCTTTAAAATAGTTTATTTTTAATTATACCTTATTTTTTAGTAAGCACAAAACAAATATTATTTCTTATTTTCTCAAAAGCTCTATGTTTTATAGTATGTACCCATTGTCTTGATTTTTTGAGCTTTTTTGCTATTTCTTCTCCTGAATAACCTTCAAAAAATAAATATTTTATTACTGTTCTTTCCTGGTATGTACAACAGTTTAAAACTTTTTCTATAAGTACTTTATTTTCTAGATTTTCATTATTTAAGTTGTTATCTTCAAGCTCAAGGTTTTCTAATCCAAAGAAGTACACTCTTTCTTGTTCACCCTTTTTAATGCTCTCTATGACATGTTGAGGTACTCTATACCTTTCTTTATCTATATATTTCCTTATCTTTGCTTCAATATGAAAATATAGATGTGTCATAAACTTTGTATTATAGCTTTCATCAAAAGTCTTTATAGCTTGATAGATTCCAAGTATTCCTTCCTGAAATCCATCATCTGTGTTACCCCATTTATGATTGATCTTTCTAACAGTATTCAAGTACCTTTCAATTAGCTTTTCAGTAGCTTCATTATTGCCTTTTTTTGCTTCTCTTATAAGTTCTAAAACTTCTTGACTTTCCATTTTTATTCCTTATAAAGCTAACTTACTTCTAACAATTTTTTCTTCAGCAACTTTTATAATATTTCTTAGTTCTACCTGCTCTCCTGCTATTTCATTTTGTCTTGCTTCAATTCTTGCTTGTTTTTCTTTTAAAGTCTTTAATTTAGAATTTAATAACTCACTTTCAGCTTTAAGTAATCCAAGTTCTCTATTTAAGTCATCTCTTTCTTTAAAATATTTATCTTCAAAGTTATCTTCGTCAATTCTAGCTCTTTTTAAATTATTCAATAATACCTCTAAAATAGCTCTATTTCCTTCATCATTAAGATCATAATTTATTGCATAACAAGTTACCATGTTATCTCCAACTACTACATAAGTCATCATTTTATCTTTATTTATGTAAAATTCTGCTTTTTTATGAGCATCATAAGCTGCTGTGCAGATATACTCAGTTCCTTGAAATTCTGTTTTTAAATCTATTTCTAATCCTTCTACCTTATCTTCATTTTGCTTTTTCCAAATATCAAATGTTCTATCATTGATAATTTGATATTTATAAACTCTTGAAGCATAACGCATTAAAGCATGTCTTGTTATATTTATCTCTTTCATTAATCTTCCTCCCAATCAGCTATTTCTTTAATATCATCAAATTCTGAACCACATTTACAACAATTAAAATGTTTTACTTCCACTACTTGACTTATATCTGTATCAAATTCAGCCTCAAATTCTCCACTTTCATCAAATTTCCCTTCTTGTTCTGCAATGATAGTTGCTACAAATTCAGTTCCTCCACATTCTTTACATCTCCACATTTTATATCTCTCCTAACTCTAAACAATCATCTCTGTCAGTGCTTTCAACAGCAACAAGCATTGTCCAACCACTATATTTATTAGTTTTAAATCTTTTTAAAGATTTTACTTTCCCTGTTATTTTTCCTCTTATAAATTGTTTTACTACTATACTTTTTCCTAAACTAAGAGGCTTTTTGGATGTGAGCATTGGCAATTCTCCAT